CTTTTTAGCTTGTTAACCCCACTTAAGTGAAGTTCGTATCGTGAATTAATTAGTTGCTTTAATCGCATTAGAAACAACAATAATAATGAGACATTAGCTTCGAGATTATTTTTATCTCCCGCTTACGCTCCCGATAAAAACCTTCTCAGGTAATGCTCTTTTATTAGGTTTTGTTGAATTGAATGAATATTAGTTAGCAGTGTTATTATCAATTATGTATATATTATACCATAACTTTAACAAAATAGCAATGTATATTTTTGAGCATGTCATTGATTGTATGCTCTGGGAAGGTTTTATCTAACGCAAAAAAGTTTATTTTAGAAGTAGATAGTTATCTTTTTCTGGATTTGGAGACGAAGCCTCTCTGAGGTCTTAACATTTCATCACGGTTGCGCTTTGCTTCTCTGCGGATAGCTGCGTTCTTTAGCCGTTGCTTTCGTTGAGCTGGCTTTTCGTAGTATGTCTTCTCTTTGAGTTTTTCTATCTTACCATCACGCTTTGTCTTATTCCGAAAATTACGAAGTAATCTGTCGAAGTTATAATTTGGGGCGCTTGGAGTTCTTTTCATATAAGGTCTGGCATGTTGTCGCCATATATTTCGTTGCACTGGCGTGCGAACTCTTTTNGACTAATNNTTTTTGAGTCGAAAGTCCAACCTCTCTTGCGAAGATAGTGTACTTTACTCGTAACCGCTGATGGTGTTTTTCCTAGCATATGGGCAATATCCATGAGTTCCATGTGTCCGTAATGCTTTTTCAGTTGTTTGACTTGCTTATCAGTCCATCTATTAGTTTTTTCCATACAACTATTATACCAAAATTAAGTTCCAAAGTCAAGAACTATTTTCAGCAACCCTTTATATTTTTCTTGACTTGGCTACTGAAAAAGTGTATAATATATCTATATTAAAATAATATAAGGAATTTTTATGATTATAAATTGTAGTATGCGTTATTCACCAAGCGGACGCAAAAGAAAAACAAACGCATGGAAGAAAGCTAAAAAGCCAAACTTTGTAGCACAAGAAACTAAAAAATTTAAGACGCCAGATACAACCACAAAAATACCTAGTATGATACATAGTACTAAAACTAAGTATAAAAACGAAGATAATTCTTGGAAGGTTGAAGAAAGTAAGAAATTTACAGTAGCCCCTGCATATAACAAGGGTGCATATCAAGTAATCCCTAGAGGAGATGTGGAATGGATTGGCAAATAACATTTTTAATATTCACAGCATGTGCTAGTGGACACATCTTTTATCAATTAGGTAAGAAGCAGGGTATTAGTAGTACACTAGATTATCTGAAAGCCGATGGGCAGATAGACTTTGATGAGGACTGAAATTTAATTCTTGACAAGGGTGGTAATTTTTGTTATAATAGTAGTATAAATTTTAAATAATTTATGTTAATTTATGCGGAGTTGTGGGGACTTCCAAATCAAAACCCCTCATATGTCTGGCACGAGTAGGAATTAATCATTCCGAGGGTTTTGAGGCAGGAGCACCACTTTCCACCAGTGGTCGGGTTTTGTTAGACATATAATTATAATAACCGAGATGCCGAAAGGGTCTCACAGAGCGTGCCGCAAGGACGCAAATAGGAGAAAACCAATGACTGGATTATCAGCATTAAACTTTAACGACTTTGACAAATTATTTGTCGGGTTCGATCGCTTGAATAAGGAATTAACAAGGAGAAATGAGAGTTCACCTCTTACTAACTATCCAAGATACAACTTAGTAGCAGTTGGAGATACGGGCTACCGTATTGAGATGGCTCTGCCAGGTTGGTCAAAAGATGATATCGACATCAAGCAACACAAGAATAAACTTACTATAGAAGGAACAGAAAAGCAAGGTCTTGATTCTGGTGAAGAAAGCTATGTCCATAAAGGACTTAGTGGTAAAACCTTTAGCAGAATTTTCACTTTGGGCGATTGGGTAGAGATAGCCAACGCGGGATTCAAAAATGGTATGTTAGTTATTAACCTTCAGGTCAACACACCTGACGAAGAGAAGCCTAAGACGATTAAAATAGGCTAGGAGAGACTAATGCAATATGCAAAACGATTTCTTAATCGTTATGCACTTTTGCAAGCGATTCGGAAAGTTAAAGATAACTATTGCCCTGATGGGGCATTATGTGAGGTAATTATTATGTTTACTGTATGTTTTGGAACAATGTATCTAGCGATGCTACCATTACTATGAAAATAACAGGTAAAGCCTTAACAATGTTAAAACAGAGAGTCGCCTCAAGTTCTGCTTGGGGCGCTCGCCTTAAAGTCACAGGTGGCGGCTGTGGAGGATATACATATGAGTTAAGTTATGCCGAGAGTCCTGACTTAACTGATGTGATATATCAAGATATATTAGTAATTGATATATACAGTAAGGAGTATCTAACAGATGCAGAATTGGATTGGGTGGTTAATGGACTTAATGAGGAGTTTGTTATCACAAATAATCAAGAGAGTGGACGCTGCGGCTGTGGCGAAAGCTTCTACATATAGGACAAATATGAAATTAGGAATACAAGGCTTAGAGTTAATAAAAACATTCGAAGGCTTAGAATTAAATGCTTATAAATGCGCTGCAGGCGTATGGACAATAGGCTATGGGCATACTAAAAGTGTGCAAGAAGGAATGGTAATATCAGAAGATACAGCTAATGATATGCTAATGGAAGAGTTGGTAGAGTATGAAAATTATGTAAATACATTAGTCACAGTACCTCTATCACAAAATCAATTTGATGCGTTAGTATCTTGGGTTTATAATTTAGGCTCATCTAACTTTCAAGCATCAACAATGCTAAAAGTAATAAATGCCAATGACATGGTAAATGTACCAGCTCAAATAATGAGATGGAACAAAGCTGGAGGCAAAGTACTAGAAGGATTAACACGCAGAAGGCAAGCAGAAGCTGACCTCTTTAGCAGTGGTAATTAAATTCGAAGGTAAAGAATATTCTATCTCACAAGAAATGTGGGACGCTATAACAGCAGATGCAGAGAAGCGAAACATGACTATAGATGAGTATGTGGCTGAAGCCTTCACATTATATAAGGAACAAAACAATGCAAGACACTAATGAATATAGAATATACTCTACTTATACTGAAGGCAGTAAAGTAGCTCATGTAGTAAGACACAGAATTAATGACTCTTGGGGAGTTTATATGAAGAATGGTGATAAGCCAGGATTTTTAGAGTATTATCCTACAAAAAGTGAAAGCTGGTCAGAAGACTGCGCAGAAAACTTTGTGTTAGGTATTAAACAAATATGATAATAGATGAAATTCATATGCTCAAGAATGAGATTGCTAGTATGCAAAAACAATTAAGTGCTGCTTATAGACGAATCAATGAATTGATTACAGAAAAGCAAAAAGAGGACACAGAAAGAAGATTACTAGGTCTGAAAGGAACTTGTGAATATTGTGGTAAATGACAAAAGGTGGCAAAAAAACAGCGATGGTTGGGTTAAAGCTATGCATGCTAGTAATGAAAAGAAACAAAGGAAAAAAGAAATGGCAAAAAACTTAATAGGATATAAAGTAGAGATTGTATTTACCCAAAATAAAATTAATGATGACCCTGCTGACTGGATATTAGATGCAGTTCAAGAAGGGAAATTCAAAGAAAATACTAAGCATGTTCATGCAACATCAGTCTCTCCTATAGATTTGGAGGGCGATGAGTATAAGTGGTTGCGAGACTCAACCCAAGGCTAAGGAAACTTAGAAATAGGAAATAGAAATGGCACAACCTAGTGAACAATTTCAAGGCGACATGAGTCGCAACGAGGTCGAGATTGACCTTAATAAATTCATGGCAATGGTATCTGAAATCGGAGAACTCAAAGCAAAAATAATGGAGCTAGAGAACGATAAAGAGCCAGATAATCCATGGCAAAAATGGATATGGCTATCCAATATGATAGACGCATGGAGAATATTTCCTAGAGCGTTTTTATCTGTGTATATTATATTATTATATAAATGCACAATTTGGTTCATGGAACTTCCAGAACCAACATTTGAACAGTCAGGGTTGATTTCAGTAGTAGTAGGAGCAGGCGCAGCTTGGTTCGGTCTATATGCTGGAACAGCGAAAGACAAAATTAATAGTAAGTAGTAAATGGTAGAAGTTTTTGATAATACAGTAATGGAAGATACTAGAGAACAGTTATATATGTTCTGTGCTTCTACAGATTATCAAATAGGGTGGGGCGATGTATCAACTTTTGAAACTCGCCAATATCCTTGCCTTCACCATACTATGACACAAAAAGAATGGAACAAGATAGACTTCATGGGTAGCATGATTAATACTAATCTCATGGATAGACTAGAGGGATTGAA